AGTCTGTAGAGTCTCAGAAGAAATTTAAAACTTTAAAAGAAGAGGGGCTTTATGCGCCGATAGCAAACGGAGCTGCCGCAGCCGGAGCGACAAATACAGGAAGACCTCCTGGAGCCAAATCTCCTCAGAAAACCAAGAGCGTGTCTCCTCCTGGATCTAACAAAAAAGCGCCAGCAATAGCTTCTTACTCTATGAAAGGAATTTCTCAGTCTTTCAAAGAGTATGAAACTCTATCTGCAAAAGTAGAAGATTTTCTAAAGAAAAAACATGAAAAGAAAAAGCTAACCCAAGAGCAAAAATCTATAGCAGAGCAGATATCGCAAAATATTATAATCAATGAAGAAAAAACCAATTGGGATCATTCGATTAGGGCTTATTGCGAAGGAGAGAAGCAGGACAACCCAGAGAAAATTAATAAACTTTTAGACATTTCAGAAGAGCATGGAGTTGATCTTTTTTCAGCGGCGATATTAAATATTAGTCAAATTTCTGAAGAAAAAGTGTAATATTTAACGTTAATTCAAAATGAATTTTGAAATAGAAACTAAAGTTCTCGGCAAGAAATCTGAATCCTCAGATTTTTATGTTGACTTTTCTCTCAAGTTGCTTTCGGCATTGAAAGAGAGAGTCCGAGAACATAATGATAAGAACGAAAAGAAGGTCAGTTTAAATCAGGTGATAGAAAAGTATTGCAGCGCGGCGTCCATATATCTTAAAGACGAGTCAATTGATATTAATACTTATTCAATGGCTAATGTGAATGAGTTCTTGGAGGGGGGTAAGGGCAATTTTAATTTAGATAAGGCGGAGAAAGATATACAAAAATACGGTTTAGATTTTGATTTCGAAAACGTTAATAATCTTTATATATCTCATCCTAAACAAAAAACAGATAAATGGTTTGAAATTTGATTATGAATTATAACTACACTACAACATTTAGTTCTATTCTAAGACCGTTGGTTTCAGAAGAGAAGGATAAGTATTTAGCATTGGCATCTCTTGCTCAAGTTGGGAGCTTTATACCTAATGTTGACACGGAAAAAAACGTTGATCTTTTGCCGGTTGCTTTTAATGCTGCTGTAATTAATAGAGTCAACAAAAATGGCGACGTTATCGATACGCAAACAGCCATCTCATCTTATAAAGACTTTATAAACAAGCCAATAAATATTGAACACAATAGAGAGAGAATTATTGGAGTTATTTTAACCGCCGGGTTTAGTGAATTTGGGTCAGACGCTTCGCTTTCTGAAGATCAAGTCAAAGACTTGAAGGGGCCTTTTAATATCACTCTCGGCGGTGTAATTTGGAAAATTGCTAATCCTGATCTTGCTGATAAGATCGAGGATTCTAGCGACGTTACTAGCGATAAGTATCAATCAGTTAGCGCAAGTTGGGAGCTTGGATTTAATGATTATAATGTAATAATGATCGATGGAGAGTCCAAGAATATAGAAGATGGGGATTTGATTTCTGATGCTAGCCAAATAGAGTCTATTAAAAATAGCTTAAAAGCGTTTGGCGGCTCAGGCAAGGTAGATAAAACTAAGTCTATTTATAGAAAAGTTATTGGTAATGTTGTGCCACTAGGAATTGGCTTAACAGAGACCCCTGCTGCTGATGTAAAAGGCATCGCAACTCACAAATCTGAAGCTTCTGTAGAAATTATTGAAGAAAATATTTCCAAAATTAATAATTTAAATGTAAATAAAGATAACGATAATAAAGTTATGAACATTACTAGTATCAAAGATATCACAGATGAGAGTTTGAAGCAAGTTACTGCTTCTCAAATTTCTGATCTTATAGAACAAGAATTAAAGGTCGCATCAGAAAAGTACGCTTCCGAAAAAGCCACTTTTGAGCAGTCCTTGAAGTCTGCTAATGACAAGTACGATACTCTAGCTGCTGGACAAGATGTTCTGCAAAAGGAAATCTCTGCTCTCAAGACATCTCTCCAAGCCTCCGAGGACGAGAAACAAGCTATTGTTGCTAATGAGAAGTTTAATGAGAGAATGAATGCTTTTGATTCTGAATATGATTTAGATGCTGACACTAGACAAGTTCTAGCGTCTGATATCGCTGGTCTTGATGACGACTCTTTTGCCGCTTACAAGAATAAGATGGCAGTCTTCATGAAAACCAAGAAAAAGGGAGAGAAACAGAAGATGGACGACAAGGAAGACTCCAAAGAGTCTAAAGCCTCCGTCTCTGAGGTCATCGACCAAGCAGCCGCAAATGGCGAAAAGAAGGCCGCAGTTATTCCTGCAACTTCTACTGCTTCTGATGATTCCCTATTTAATAAATACAAACAAGCTTTTGACTATGATGGATTCGTAGTCGGATAAAAAACACAATACAACATAAGGATAAAATATGGCTTATAAACTAAGAGCTTTTAGAGATTATGATGAACACGATGTACTAAATCTGTTCTCATACGACACAACTGGTTTGTCCGCTGGTTCGATCAGCATCACCAAGGGAAGCTTGGTCAAGATCGCTACCGGATGGAAAAACTACGATTCAGGCGTTGAGCTTGGCGGTGGACTAGAGTTCATCGGCGGAGCTGGAACCCTGCAACCCAACAACACAGTTTCCCAACGCTATGGAGTAACCGCTAAGGTAGTAACCAGTACAACTGGCGAAACCCCAATCGGTATGATGCTCTATGACGTTAAAGACGTTGACGAGAATGGAGAACTTCTCAAGTACAAGCCCCGCAAGGCTGCTGAGATGCAAGCTGTAATTCCTGGACAAGCTGTTCCGATAGTTACCCGCGGCATCTTCCTAGTGCAAAGTGTTCTTGGAACTCCTGCCGCTGGTGGCACCGCTTACGCTGGTGCAGCAGGGCAAATTACTTCTTCTACTGGAACCCACCCAACTGCCAACGTCGCTATTGGTAAGTTCCTCGGAGCTGCTGATACTAACGCTGAAACCCTCGTTAAATTGGACCTATAATATAAAGGATTAACATGAGAATTAAACTAAAAAATACCCCTGAGCAAGTTGAGCTAATTAAAGCTCTTGGCTCTAAAAACAGATTGGTCGCTGCTGAAGCTTCAGAAGCTTTTGCCGCTTTCCTCGGACCTGTTATTCAAAGAGTCATTTTGCAAGCTGGCACAGCCTCTCAGATTTATACTGATGCTCCATTCGATGAGAATGATTCACCAAGCTATCCTCTTGACCTCTATTACCAAGAACTAAATAACGGTTACGTTAGCGTTTGGTCGCAAACTCTTGCTGGTGGTTTACCATCCGCTCAAGATGTTTCTGCAATCCAAGAGCTAAAGATCGCCACTTATCGTCTTGATAGCGCCGTTTCAATCAACAAGAGATATGCTCGCCAAGCTCGCTTGGACATTATCGCTAAGTTGGTCGAGCGTATGTCCCAAGAAGTTTTGGTTAAGCAAGAGCGTAATGCTTGGGCCGTAATGCTCAAGGCTCTTGGCGAAGCTTCTACTACTCCTCAAGGTGGAGCTGCTCTTAAGCACTACATCGCTGCTGGAACAGCTGGACAATTCAAGCTTGATGACCTCAACAAGCTCATGACCCGCACCAAGAGAATCAATGAGTCTTGGGCTGGTGGTACTCCTGCTGATCCATATAGCACTGGCTTGACTGATCTTTACGTCTCTCCTGAGATTAAAGAAAAGATTCGCGCTTTTGCTTATAACCCACTAAACACAGTTGGTGGAGTAAGAACTGAAGGTTCTGGATCTGGAACAATTACCAAAACTGCCACTGAGTCTGCTATCGCTCTTCCTGACGGAATGAGAGAAGAGATCTATCGCAACGCTGGTATGCAAGAGATCTACGGTGTAAATATCATCGAGTTGATTGAGCTTGGTCTTTCCAAGAAGTACAACATCCTCTTTGATTCTTACATCTCTGAGACCGCTACTCTCGGTACAGCTTTCGATCCTTCTACTTATCAAGTCCTAGTTGGCGTTGATAATACTAAGGGAGCTTTAATTCGCGCTGTCGCTACTAGCTCTGAAACCGGAAGCCAATTTAACGTACAACCAGACGATCAATTCTTGCAAAGAACTGATAAGGCTGGATTCTACGGTTCATTGGAAGAGGGTCGTCTCTGTATCGATGCTCGCGCCCTTTCTGGCATTATCGTTTAATAAATATAGTTCTACTAAACCCGCTGGGGAAACCCGGCGGGTTTTTTATTTGATATATCTGTTTTAATTGCTTATAATTTATATATATATGTCTAAAAAAACAAAACTTAAAGACCTAAATCAAATTGACGCTAAGGCTGAAAACGGCAAGCCAACTACTCTTGATCAAATTTGGGGAGACACTGGTTTACAAAAATATGGAACTAATAATTTTGATGAATATAAAGCCCATATCCGTTCTTTAAATAGAAGCGATATCCAATCTCACGCTGTAAAGATTGGAATTTTACCAATAGACAATTATGAGATTCTTGTAGCTAGACTAGAAAGAGAATTCCAAAGACACGTCGCGGCTTACCAAGCTCCGTCCGATAATAAGCAAAAGCAAAAGAAAATATCTAAAGACGTACAGAGGATTTTATCAGAAGGCCGATAATCTTGTGTAATTTCATTTAATGGCTAATTTAGTTAGG